ATTGATTGATATTTTGACATAAAAGCATCCATTTGCTCTTTAGTAGATTTAGGCTCTGCCCTTTTCTTTTTTCTTGCATTATCGCTTGGTAATTTAAATAAATCTTCAGGCTTTAACATCTGAGATCTTTTCTCACATTGCACATTGTGAATCATTACGGCAATGTAACGAGTTTGCTCCCAATTTAAATTGATATTGTTATGATAGTGTTGGGCGATTAAAGCATTTTCCCTCCAAGTTTGCCGCCAAAAATCGTCAGGCTTAATTCCAACTAATCCAATGTAATGGTCAGTTAGGCTTTCAAAATTTATTGTTTCTTTGACGGCTGACGCTTTCCCTTAGTTTCAGTTTCGCCATTTAAACTATTACCTAAAATTTTAGATTGTAACATTACCTCAACAATCTCATTTATTTTTTCGGCGTCTAATTCATCTAACCAAGCGCCAACAGTAAATAAATTATAATCTATTTCGTTTCCGTTTTCTTGGTCGTTTGCTAAGATTGCTGAATAAACTAAGGCTCTTAATCCTTTTATTGATATTCCGTTTTGAAATGCTCCGCCAATATCGGCTAGACTGATTCCTAATTGCTCGGTAAATTCCGACCAAAAGTTCATTGAAAAATGTAGAGTTCTGTTTTTGTTACCGACTTTAATGTCAATGTAACCCCTTTTTTTGTTTGTCATTTTTTAAGGTTTAAAATTAATGTAAAAAAAGCCGTCGCCAAATATTGACGGCGGCCTATATGATAAAAACTAATTATTATTAGTTAGTTGATTTTGTGATTGCTCCAGTGATAGTTAAAGAGCCACTGTAAGTAACTGCAGCTTCCATCTCAGCAGACATTTCAACACTAGATAAAAATGCTTCAGCAGTATAGACTGCGTCTCCAGTTTCAGCAGTTCCAAATACGCAAGTTAATTGAGTTCTAGCTAAAAGAAAATCAGCCATCTCAATAGCATTTGACGCATCGTCATATACTACTAATCCCTCGAAAGATATTTCTCCTCCTTTTACGCCTCCGATATACTCAGAAAATCCGTTTGAATCTTTAGTTGTAGCTTCCGGCGTGTCCATTGATAAAGACATTGAACAACTTGTAGTGTGTCCAACTGTGGCACCTTCCACTGTTAAAATTAAGTTAGTTCCGTTAAATACTCCGGTTGTAGCCATTTATGTAATTTTTAATATTATTAATTTTGTGTAAATATACGAAAATATTTATTTATCAAAATAGTTTAATTTATTGTCCTATTATTTTATTAATCATTGTTTGTATCTCTTTAGGATCTACATTTAACCTCATTGATAAACCACCTTGCCATACTCTTTTTAGCTTATTACTTTCATCAAATAATATAATAGCCGGAACAGATTTAACTTGCTCCTTAAACTTCTTTGGTTGGTCATCATAATTAACTTTTAAAACTCTTACGTTTTTAAGTTTACTTAAATGTTTATAATCGTTGCTTTTATTCCAACTTGAATTAACATACAATAAAGTAACTTTTTGAGAATATAGACTTACAGAAAACAAAAGTAATATAACAAGTAAAAAGGTTTTCATAATTATCTTTTAATTATTTGAAATAGTTTTTCGTCTATCTTGTCTAGCTTCTCACTATTCTTATTTACTTTCTCGTTAATGTTTATTATCGTTGTACGAACTAACTCGTCTTTTAATTCATACTCTGATTTCTTTATCTCTGGTTCTGGTAATTGCTTTGCAAGTTCTATATCTGATTGTAAAGCAAAATAAACAGATGCAATTGAAACGGCGCCAACAACAATAATACCAATAGTTTTTAAGTCTAATTGTACTTGTGTGTCTTCTGATATTTTATTAGCCATTTTTATTGTCTTTACTTATATTAATAATTTTCATAATTGTGTACACAATAGATACTAAAAGTAAGGTTAATTTCAACCATTGTTCTATATTAGAAAAACTAACCATAAAGGTTATAAAGTTTAAAGCACCCAATTTAATATCTTGCATATCCACTTAAATTACATTTTATGTGAATCGTAGTCTAAACCGTAGAAAGAATGTACACCATTACCCTCAATGTCTATTGCGTAAGATTTCCAACCATAAGGATGATCAACTTCTCCATCTTCATTTGTAATATCTGCATCGTTCCAACATACGTCAATGTGCCAACCTTCTGATAACACTGGAGCAGTTACTTCTTCTCCTTCTTCGTCATATTCTCCTTGTTCAAGAACAATATTTCCTAGTTGTACAATAGTACTTTTGTGAGTTGGATATTTGTTTCCATCTTCATCAGTTGCAGTTCCAAGAGCATCAATTTTACTTTGCCCTTGTTCTCTTGAATCAAATTCGTATTTACTTATTCTCATTACTTATTTATTTATATTTTTACTCTTGTTGTTATACTTAACTTGTTAATTCTGTTAATTCGCTATCGCTTAATGATGTGTTGTAAACTCTTATGTCTTTTATTTTTGTGTAAATATTATTAAAAGAAAGGTTATCTAAACCAGTTGGAACACTTGCCGAACTTACTGTAATCTCCTCTACTCCATTAACCCATAAAGCAATGTCATTTACTTTATATTTCAAGGCAAATTTATTATTAACTGTTGTATCAGATATTACAACACCACTTGTTGTTTGATTACTACCATTTACTCTAACAACTATCTGCACTCTGTTTTGAGTTGTGTCATATCTAAAATCTAAATATTCATTTGTAGCATCAGAGGAATTTTCAATACGAATAATTCCATCAGAATCAGGTGTATCAAATAAAGAACTACCTTCAAAATACAATACACCCTCTGTTGAATTTATTACTTGCTCATTACCTCCATTATTACAAACATCAGCCAACCTCGTTACTGTACTTCCCGATGTAGAAATATACGATGTGCTATAACTTCCCGCTTCTACTTGTGATCCATAGATGTAAAAACCACTTGTTCCATCTCCTTGTTCATTTGCTTGATATGCAGATGTGGTTGATTGAACAGCACTCACAATAGGCGTATTCATATTGCTTGTTGTAGTCATTGAACACTTATACCAACCATTTTTTAATTCTGTGATTGTTGCGTTTTCTGTTAAAGAGCCATAGTTTCCTATCACGCCATTTAATAAATCAAAATTTGCATAGTGTCCTACCGTAGATGTAGACGCTAATTGTAACACCCTTCCATTGTATTTTGCAAAAACAGAAATTGTGTAAATATTTGAAGCCGAAGCATTTGCCGTAATTTTATGACTCCCATTACTCGTATCTTCAACTAACTTATAAGCATTATTAGTTCCATCAGGCGATGTAAAGCCTTGTACTTCTTTAACAGATACGTTTTGTATTCTTCCATCAAAGCCTTGTGAACGTAATCTTAATGTAGTTGCACCCGCAACTCCATAAACTGTATAAGTTCCGTTTTCTAATATAGATAATATAGCATCACTGCTTAAAGTTCCTAATCTGACTGACAAAGGACTTGATGTCATATTAGTTACAGTTATAACTACTTTATATGTTTTTCCTACTGTTAGTATGCTAAATTGGTCTAATGCTGCGTTAGTTCCATCACTTTCAGCATAACCACCACTAATTGTCCACCCTGTTCCTTTAGTCCAATCACTATCAGTAGCAAAATTTCCATTTGTTACTAACTCACTACCTTGAGTACTTGGGTCTGCTTGAATACTAGCACCACCCTTTGTCCAATAAGAATCAGGAAACGATTCAGATTGTGTTATTAGGTTAGTCCTACTTGGCTCAAGTTTTAAAGCACCTTTAGTATTATTTAAGTAATCTATTCTTGGTTGTCCACTACCTACCTCTTTAATCAAACCATCTTTATTTATAACAGTAGCCTTTGAATCTCTTGAGAAATTGAAGGGCAGAGGCTTGTAGTTATTATTTTCTGAATTGTAACCAAGCAAAGAGCCTTTCTTTGTTGCCCAATTACCATCTGTTCCTAAATTTAAAGTATTTGCCATATTTATTTTATTGAATATTGTTGTCCGTTAGCCATATCTGTAAAAGATGTCCAAGACGTTAGTTGAGAAAGTTCGCTTTCTGTTAATGCTGAATTGTAGTATTGTATTTGTTTATTTTTTCCGTAAAACCTATATGCCCCATTACCTTGGTCAAATTGTAAAACACTTAATCCACTTGGCATAGCTGCAGTTGTATCTGTTCCAACCTCAAATCCATCTATAAAAAATTTAACATCATTTAATCTATAAAAAATAGCTACTTTATGAAATTCTTTTATGTCATTTACCGAAAAGGAACGAGTTACTTCAATGCTACTATTAGACCTAATTTGAAACCTTATTATATTTGAGCCATCATCGTTATAATGAAGTCTTACTACATTATCAGTACTACCATCTGAAACTGAAATTTGTCTTCTTGTTTGGTCATCAGCTAAAGCACTAATCTCTGCCATCAAAACACCTTCTGAATCATTAAACGTAGTTGCATCTCCCGCTCCGTTGCAAGTTTCTTCATTACGAGTTACTGTACTTCCGTTGGTTGGGATATAGCTTGTTTGAAATGAGCCTTCTTCTACTTGTGCGCCCCAAATTGATACATCTGTTACATCGCTTGAACCCTCTGAACCTCTTGCTCTTATTCTCATACTAGCAACTGAAAGAGTAGCTGAAACATTAAACCTTTGCCATTGTGATGTTACGGATACAATAGAAGTTGAGCCATCTACTCCAATAAAAGTTAAACTATGAGTACTACCATCATTGCTTTTCATATACACAGAAGATGTATAATCATCTCCAACAGTAGCAGTAATACTATTTTGTAACTGTGAAAAGTCAGAAGATGTAGTTCCACCATTTAAATCAAAGATTACTCTTGATGCATTTTGTGTACCATCAGGAGAAATTGCATAATTACTTGTAACAATAGGAGCAGAACCAGTTCCGGAAATTTGCTTTACCCAACTACTATTTGTTAATTCGCTTGAATGAGTAATTAAGTTTGTTGACTGAGGCTCAAGCAATAAACTAGGGCATCCATTTTGAACACCGTCAATCAAAGGATATTCAAGTCTAGGAATATTTGAATCAACTGTTGTTATTAATCCGTTTTTTGCTATTCTTGTGGCTGAGCCACTTCGTGAAAAATCAAAATCCCCATCTCCATCAGTAGGAAAAATAGAA